GTAATTAATATTCGTGTGCAATATATCAATGTATATGGAAAACAAGAAGATTCTCTAGATATTAATATAGTTGTAGAATAACCTGGAGCAGAAGAAAATGAGAAATAAAAAAGTAAAATATTTAAATAAAGAATTTGAAAGTTTCAAGGAAGATTTGACTAATTTCGCAAAAACATATTTTCCAAATACATATAATGATTTTAGTCCTGAATCTCCAGGTATGATGTTTATTGAAATGGCAGCATATGTGGGTGATGTTCTTTCGTATTATACAGATTATCAAATGAAAGAACAAATGTTATCACAAGCTAGCGAAAGAAAAAATGTAATGACTATAGCTCAATCTTTTGGTTATACTCCTACTGTTACATCTCCTTCGAGTGCTACCTTAGATGTATATATGATTGTTCCAGCAATAACATCTGAAGAAGAGGAGACTCCTGATTGAAGATATGCTTTGACAATTAATAGTGGGCTTGAAGTATCATCTACTGGAGCAAATTCAATAAGATTTAGAGCGGATGAACCAATAATATTTAATAATTTTGATAATTCAATTATACCAACAATATATGAAACGGATGGTAATGGAAAGCCAACACATTTCTTATTAAAGAAACAAGTACAAGTTTATTCTGGCGAAGTTGCGAAAGAACAATTTTCAACACCAACTAATCCGCAAAAATATTGAAAAATGAAATTACTAAGAGATGATATTATTAGTATAAAAAGTGTTGTTGACTCTGATAACGATAATTGATATGAAGTGCCATTTTTAGCACAAGATGCGGTTTTTATTGATGAACCAAACTTATATTGAGATGATTATAAACAATATAGTGGTTCCGTACCATATCTTCTCAAATTGAAGAAAGTGCCAAATAGATTTATTAAACGTGTTGATAGCGATAATAAGTTTGAACTACAATTCGGAGCGGGCATATCAGACAATCCTGATGAAGTAATTGTTCCTAACCCTACTGATTACAATAGTATTGCAATTAATGATGTGACAGGAATAGATAATGCCTTAGATCCATCTAATTTTATGTACACAAAAACCTATGGTCAAATACCATATGATACAACACTAACAATAGAATACACTTATGGTGGTGGTATTGATTCAAACGTTGCGGTTGGTGAAATTACAAATATTTCAAATATTTCATTTGATGTTCCGGCAACTGGGTTAGAGCAAGCAACAATAGATACGGTGCAATCATCGGTAGCTGTTATTAATACAACAGCGGCAACAGGCGGAAGTTCTGCTGAAACAATAGATGAAATTAGACAGAATGCTTTGGCTAGTTTTGCAACGCAATATAGAGCAGTTACGCAGGAAGATTACATTACAAGAGCAATGTCATTACCTCCGAAATATGGGCAGATAGCAAAGGTATATTTAAATCAAGACGCTCAGTTCAATTGAAAACATCAGGAAATTCCAAACCCATTGGCATTAAATTTATATACATTGGGATATGATGCAAATAAACATTTGACAAAATTAAATTCAGCAGTCAAAAGAAATCTCAAAACATACATAGATAGATATAGAATGTTAACTGATGCTATTAATATATTAGACGCTTTTATTATTAATATTGGCGTTAAATTTGAGATAATTACTTTCCCACAATACAATAAAAATGAAGTATTGTTGAACTGTATTAACTCTATAAAAGATTTATTTGACATAACTAAGTGACAAATAAATCAGCCAATTGTTATTTCAGATATAATGAGTGAATTATTACTTGTAGAGGGTGTAAGAAATGTCAACAATGTTGAAATCTTCAATAGATACTTGGAATCAGAAGGGTACTCTGGAAATTATTATTCAATAACTCTTGCAACAAAAGACGGAATTGTATTTCCGTCACTTGACCCCTCAATTTTTTCATTAAAGTATCCAAGCAAAGATATATTGGGTAAGGCTAGGTAATAATGAAAATTACAGAACATAAACGTACCTGTCCTAGTTGCGGAGTGATATTGTATTATTCAACAAAATATCATCTTGCAAGAGCAATTACTAAAAACACAAAGTGCAAAAATTGTTATATGTCTAGCGAGAGCGTAAGAAAGAAATTGTCGAATATTGCAAAAAAAAGAATTGGAAAGTTAAATAGTATGTATGGAAAAAAAAGAACAGATGAGCAAAAAAAATTAATTTCTATCAAAACTAAAGAAGCAATGAGTACGCCCGAAATAAGAACTAAAATGGAAAAAATATGAAATTCAGAAGAATTTAAAAATAAAACATCTAAAACACATAGTGGGAAAATTGTATCAGCAGAGACAAGATTGAAAATGAGCAAATCAGCAAAAAAAAGAGTTAAGAGACAAGGGTTTTCTGCTTCAAGTTTTAATCCTGATGCCTGCATATTAATAGAGAAGTATGGAAGGGAACGAGGGTATAATTTTCAACATGCGTTAAATGGTGGTGAATTTAAGGTTAAAAATTCAAAAGGTAAACACTATTATTTGGACGGATATGATAAAGAAAAAAATGTTGTATTAGAAGTTGATGAAAATTATCATAAATATACTAAAGAATACGATAGAAAAAGACAAGAAGAAATAATAAACATATTAGATTGTAAGTTTATTAGAATACCAATTTAATTGGGTAAGGCTAGATAATGAAATTTACAAAATTACTTGTAGAAAACAAAATTGAAAAAATGTTATCTAAATATATCAATCTTCCACTCGAATGTGATGGTTTGGCAAGAGTAATTACATATGTTTTAGAAAAAAATAATATAAAACACAAAGTATGTGTTGGTAATCTATCAGATAATAATGGCAATGAAATTGTTCATTATTGGATTGAGTTGCCAAATAAAAAGATTATTGATTATAGAGCACAAATGTGATTAGGAAAGAAAAATAATATACCAAATGGCATTTTTAATCCAAAAGATTACAAAGATGTCAAGTATGATTGTAGGAAAAAAATAAAATTAAATGTTAATGATATGATATTTAAAATATTAATAGGAGAGATTTAAATGAAAAAAACAGAATTAAGAAGATTAATAAGAGAAGAAGTACGAAAATTAAACGAGGGAACTTCGGAGTATGCTTGAATTATAGATAAGGACATTATTGAAAATGGTAGTGATAATGGAGTTATTGGTCCGAGAAATGCTGACAAAACATTGATCAAACAATTAAAAAGTAACAAGAAAAATGGTGATAAATTTAGATTATATGATGATGATGAAGAGTTATATTATGAAGGTAGAATTATTGGTGAATTTGATGGATTTGAGCCTTTAGATGATTTCGGAGAGCCAAACTCTGGATGTACAATGATAAAATATTTAAGTGGCCCAAATAGAGGTGGGTTTTTATAAATAGAAGAAATGCAATGATAAAATTTACAGATTTATTAAATGAATGAAATAATGGTGGCAGAAAAATAATAGCAATATTTCCTGGAGAATCCAAGAATAATCCGCATATATATTATTATGAATGTCCAAAAACAAACATGATTTACAAGAAAAATGGTAGAGTCGAATTTTGATGATTTTAAAAATTGATTAAGAATAAAAGAATTAGAGCAGAATTAATTTAAAATATTAATAGGAGAAATTTAAATGAAAAAATCAGAATTAAGAGAAATGATTAGAGAAGAGATATTAAAGGAAACAAATAGCATTAATACCGCACAGGAAATGATACCTTATATCGAGAAAACAATAAAGAAATATTTTCCAAAGTCATTATATAAGATAGAATTTGAGCATGGTTTGGAATATTATATTGCAATTAGTTTTGCGGTCGGGAATAAAGGTGACTTTCCGTCTGGAATGCCAATTAATGATATTTGTTATGTAACGTCATTAGTTCAATCATTTAATAAAGATGGAACCATACTCGGTGATAAACTAGAGTATGATGCTGATAGAATAAAATCAATCTTATTAAAACCAAAAGAAGGCTCTCATCTTGCCTTTGACAGAGCAAAAACAAAAGCAAGATCAAAGAAAGGAACGTCTGAGCAAATATTAAAACAAATAGACAATAATTTTAAAAATCTTTTGCAAACATTAAGAAATAACAAAGATAATTTTGCAAAATCACATCAATATGTAAATAAATATATTTAAGGAGAAATATAAATGGAAAAGAGAATTTATCATATAAATGTCGAAGATTTGCCAGAAATGAGCAGTGCTGAAATGGACGAATATATGAAAGAGTTAATGAAAACTTTAAATAAAAACAACTCTTACATTTCTGGATCAAATATGATGAAAAACTTTGTGATTGAGCATATAGATACATGAACAAATTAGAATTAATTTAAAATATTAATAGGAGAAATTTAAAATGAAAAAAACAGAATTAAGGGAAATTATTAAAGAAGAGTTAAAAAAATAAATGAAGCAAAAATTCCACAAAACTATAGTGATGTTGTTACTAATGCCAAAGATATAGCTAATTCACTTCAAAAGGCTATAAAGAATGTTAAATCATTAACAGAATGAAGCAAGGTGTGAATTAGATCTGATGACAGCAAGGGTGATAATATTAAGAAAAATCACAAAAGTTTATTAAAAATATATGACAATTTAAGTGGTATTCCAAATCGGCTAAAGGATTGGGAAAATAGATTGAATGGAAAAGAAGAATAAAATGGATAAATTAGAATTACAAAAAGCTATTATAAAGTTTTTCACAAAAAATGAAAACCCAAATGACGATAAGATTCACGAGTTGTCAGATAAGCTACAGGTAAATACGCACGAATTCGAGACGGAAATATATGGTTTGCTATCATCTATATTGTACTATGGAAAATATAATGAAAGTATTAGAGATGAGAAGGAAGTTAAGCTGTCAAATGATGAAATAAAAGTAGGAATGAAAGTTGAAATGGAGCATACAAACAATAAACTTGTGGCGAAAAGAATAGTATTAGACCATTTGGCTGAATTTCCAGATTATTACACAAGATTGGCAAAAATGGAAGACGAAGCGAAAAGTGTGTCTGAGGGGAAATTGGATACGAAGCAAATTATTCAGGATGTATTTGGTAAGGAGTAAATTATGCCAGTAAAATTACCATTAGAGAAAGGCGATGAGATCTTAACGGGAAAATTTAAGAACAAGAAAGAGAAAGTTAAAAGCTTTGGCAGAGATAAGAACGGTCAACCAACAATAAACGGAAGAAAAATGCTAACATTCAGAATCGTTAAAATGTGAAAGACAGAGGGCGAAGAGTTAAATTTTGACTTAGAGCAAATAGCCGAAGATATTTTTGGAAAATAAAAGGAAAAGCAATTATGATATATAGAATAGAAAGTTCAAAAGACGCAACATTATATGAGAACGATTTAAACAGAAATACTGGGTTGGATGAAATACTTGAAATTAGAAAATATTTATATGAAGATGAATATTATTCATCCAGAATATTAACTAAATTTGATTTAAGCGATATTTCTTCGTCAATTGCAGATGGAACAATAACTTCACCAACATTTTATCTAAACATGTATGTTACTGATACAAGTGAAATTCCATTGGAATATTCTATATACGGATATATGATTTCTGAAAGTTGAGAGATGGGAGTTGGTAAATCTTCATATTCTCCCGCAATTACTGACGGCGTAAGTTGACAATACAAAGATACTGATGATGGAAATGAGTGACTAACAAGTTCTTGAGCTTCTGGAACAACAGGATCTAGTAACGGAGGCGGGCAATGATATACAGAGTCTGTCGTGTCACAGTCATATTCATATCAATTAGCTGATATCCAAATGAATGTAACAAATATCATTAACAATTGATTAACCAGTGAATTTGACAATAATGGTCTCATTCTAAAGCGTTCTGCGGAAGACGAAGATAGTACAGAAGCATTAGGTTCGATAAAATTTTTCTCAAAAGAATCACATACAATTTACAAACCAACTTTGGAAATTAGATGAGATGATTCGTCATATATTACTAGTTCATTAACTCCTGTAATTACTGGAAATATTCTATTAGATGATATAAATATCGGAATGAGACGCATGAGACCAAAATATCATTTAGATGAAAAAGCAAGATTTAGAGTTAATCCAAGAGAATTATACCCAACAAAAACATTTGCAACATCGTCAGCGTCAATGACGATAAAGTACTTGCCAGTAACGTCTTATTATTCAGTGATAGATACAAATAGTGGCTTAGAGATAATACCATTTGATACAGATCACACAAAAATGAGCTGTGACAGTCGTGGTAATTATTTTGATTTATGAATGGATCAATTTGAGCCTGAAAGATATTATAAAATTTTATTTAAAGTTGTGGATGAGAGTTATGAAAGAATATTTGAAAACAGATTTATGTTTGAGGTAGTTGATTAATGAACAATTTTTTAACAGGAAGTATTTATAAATTTAACTTTTCAGCGTCAAAGAAGACAGAAGTTTTTGATACTGAGATAGATGAGCTATATCAAACTCCTCAAACTATCATTAAGACATCAGATGATTTCTGAAACTTCTTTAATGATACGAGTTCAGCAATACCAATATTTACACCAGATGATAGATCGCATCAATATTTAGTTAATAATGCCAATCTTGAAAGTACCGGTTCAATTGTTGTTTGAACAAATAATGATGTTAGTATTACTTTTAATGATGTTCCACGCATTTATCAAGATTCGCGTTCGCTTGTTGAGCAAGTAAATCTTCTACAATCTATTGTAGAAGAAAGTAGCATTACTATATACGAAAATATTAGTACTATACAGGAAAACACTCTTCATATTTTACGACTTACTCAGGATTCGAGTTCCCTTGTTGAACAATTAAAAGTTTGTCAATCTATTAATGATGATTCTATCAGTGGTTCTAATAATAATTTATCTATAAGTATTCCAAATGGTAGTTTTGAAAATTGAACGAATGGTAGTTTAAATGATTGAGATGCTAATTGACAAAATCCAATATCAAGAGTTTCGCCCACCACTGGCGTTGATGGAGGAACAGGTGTGAGCATAGGGACGACAGAATATTTCGTAGCAACTACTGAGCAGCCTAATTTAAGAACAGATTTTCATACTGCAATTAAATTACAAGAAAGTAAATCTCTTTGGCTTGAACCGACAACGACTTATAGACTTTCAGGTATGTATAAGACTTCCGGAAGTAGTTCGACGGCTCAAATATGAATTGGAGATGGCCGTGGGGCCGGAATAGAAAATAATTACTCTTATTCCTGAAGTAAACTTATTGCTTATAATAATGCAGAAAATTGGTCTTCATTTGAAATGTATTTCATTCCCAAATACAACATATATACTGATTCAGATGGACTTCCTTATTTAGGAACAAAAGCTTCTATTTACTTATATAATGGAATTGGATATAATGGAACAGCATATTATGATGATTTAAAAATTGAAAAAATATTAGATTATACTGTAAGTGAAAGTGTAAGCGAAACTTATTATGGAACTGGCGAGACTATATCTGCTTTACTTCAATATGATATTCAGGGAGATGGTTTTTTAACAATTTCCGGAGATCAAAACGAGTATTATCATTACACTCAAAATATAGTATTAGGCGAAAATGGTCTCATTGTTACGGCAGTGGGAGTAGAAGATCAATTTATAAGTTGAAGCGATGGAAGAACAGATAATCCGAGACAAGATACAAACGTAACAAGTGATATTAATGTAACAGCGTTATTTGATGCATAGTCATCACTTTAAATAAATGGAGAGTAACAAATGGAAAAAAAAGAAAGTAAGCAATTAATATCAAGTAATGACGCTAAAATATTAGCACAGAAAATGGTAGTAAATAATGGACTTAGTAGCGCATATAGTCGAATGAATATAACAGTTGAAATGCATGTTTATGATTTGATGGATAATAAAATACTCTCTGTTCATGCCATACCCAATATGACCTGAGAATTGTATGATAAAGACGAAGCATTAGCAAGAAAAAAATAAAGGAAAAACAATGATTAATGATAGTATTAGAATAAATTATAAGGATAATTTGATCAGAGTCGGGTTGACATCTGGACAATTTAAATTATTGTTTAATATTTATCAAAATGTATTAGGTTCAAATATAGGTGGTAGAGTTTATATATCAGAAATATCGCCATCAAGAACTGAGATTAAAGTTAAGTTAGTTGACGAAAATAATACAATACAATGAGACGCTTTTGATTCAATAGATACAACAGAAAGAGTTGGAAATTATGTAGCAAATTTCGGAAATAACAATACTATATTAATTACTAATTGAATTAAAGATAATAATAATGATTTAATTTTAAAATTATACGAACAATTACCAATTGAATTCGATGTTAAGATTCAGCTTTGAATCTCAAAAGTTCTCGCCGAATCCTTCGAGCAAGAAGTTGAAGTATCTACACCACAAACGGTCGAGAGTTACAGTGTATTATCTGGTCCAAATTGAAACATTCCTCTTTCTAATGTTATTGAAACCGACAGCGGGTTTAAGAGTTGAAATGACGTACTGTCTACAGAAACCAATACATCTGAAAATTTAATAGATAAATATTTTAGTCAAAGTTTTGGTAATAGTGCAGAGTTAAATGTTGATTATTCTGATTATAATAATTTTGTTCATTTTGGAAATGCTCAGGAAAAATTAGATAATTTTGTATATAAATTAGAATTAATTGAGGCGTATGATGTAAGAAGTTCATCGTTAAGCGACATGACATCATCACTTACAGTTGCCGGTGAGTTAACTGAAGTAAATAGAAATAGAAGAAAAGTAATTAATGAATTTGATGGTTATGAAAAATATTTGTATTACGAAACATCATCAAATTATACAATTGAAAGAACATATAATGTATCAAGTTCTGTTGAAAGTTATTATGCCACAACTTGACCGAAATCTGGCGATTGAAGCTCGTATGAATTATATTCAACAACATCATCAGAGGCTATGGAATGATATGAAAGTCAATCAGCAATTGCGATACAATATGATAATTTAAACATTCATAGTTTGCTCAACACAATTCCAGAATATATTAAGTTTGATAAATATAATGATGAATACATTTTGTTTACTAATATGATTGGCCACTTTTTTGATAATATTTGGATTTATATCCTCCTTTATTTGTCTTGTCCTCTTCTATTTAGCATTACTGCTAAAAGAGTCAAAAGATACAATCAAGGAGTCAAAGGAGATTTTGCAAAACAGTAAGGGTTCTCTTCTTAAATTAGGGAAAATGATTGAGGAATTGGAAGGAACAGTTAGTATAGCTAGAGGTACAGTAGAGGAGATTAGTAATAGTATTCTTAAACCTGTTAGAGCTTTGACAGGGCTTGTAGGATCAATGGGTATTCTAGCGGGCAGAGAAAAGAAAAAAGAGGAGAACACATCCATAGAAGATCTGTTAAATGAATAACTCACATTGTTGTTAACTGTGTTTTTGGGTATATTATTACCATGTACCTAACTCCTAAACAAAAAAGAAAAAATATCATAACAATAGTTATACTTGTACTAGGAATACCTCTTTCTGTTTTTGCAGCATGGCAGGCTGTTCAGATTTTAAGTCGTGCGAGTACAGAACCTATACCAAAGAGTGTTGTAATAAGTAATGTTAGTACTAATTCTGTATCAGTAGGATGGGTTACATCTGTTTCTTCAGACGGAGCTATTGTAGTAGTTAGAAATGGTTCAGAATCATCTCCGATTATAGATAAAAGGGGAACCGAAAAAAGAGAGAACCACTATGTAGAGCTTAATGATTTAGAACCAAATGCAGAATATAACTTTGTAATTGTATCAGGAGGAGAGAGATATGATAATAAGGGAGGAACAGAATTTTCCTTTGTTACTGCCCCCATATCTTCTTTCGTCCCTGCTCCTAATCCTGTTTATGGTGATGGAGGGAGTTTTTCAACGGACGATTTTATTGTTTATATAATAGACAAGAGTCAATCATCCTTCCCTGTATCTGTTGTCCCTAATGCTAGTGGTGGGTGGGCTGCAGATTTGTCTAGTTTTAGAACTGGTGACAACTTATCTA